TAAAGCACTGTTCTGCGCTTTACTTCTATTTTCAACTACATCATACGGGGTGGAGGAGGATTTCTCCCCTATTCCGTCTGTTGTGGAAAAAGATGGTAAGACCTACGCAGGTATCTTAATCTCCGAAAAAGACTTTCGGCAAATCATAAAAGACAAGCTTGATGTTAAGCACATCGCAGCACAATGTGAGATAGATAACAAAGTCTGTAAGACCCAGAAAGAGATTTATGAGAAATCAGTTGATGATTTGAAAAATGAATTGGACAAACGCAATACTTGGTTTGCTAGAAATAAAGGCTCTCTTGGCATGTTCACGGGGTTTATCACAGGCGCTGCCGCAACCGTGGCAATCACTTACGCCATATACCAGAGACAATAAGATGAAATATACTAGCGACTATCTTGCCCGAGTAGAAAAAGCTATGACGGAACGGTATGGGAAAGAAACGGTTCAAGACTTCCGCAGCGAGTGGAGCGAAGAGAAAGAGAACGAGTATATTGAGCAATCTTCCCGCTGTGTTCGGCGCAAAAAAGAAGCAGAGGCGAAGATAACTTTAGGTGACGGAGTTGTCGTTTCTCAACGAGCCGCCACGAAAAGAACGCAAAGAACCTGCCCTGTGTGCAGAACTTATTCTTTTTCCACCAAAGACGACCTATATATGGCTAGGTATGAATCCTGTTATGTTTGCTATGTTAACTTCATTGAAGGAAGAGAAGATAGGTGGAAAACAGGATGGCGACCAAATAAAGAGCGACTAATTGCATTAAAAGGGCAAAACTAAAATGGCTAAAAAAAGTAACATATTGGACATAATCCAAGGTCTAGCAAACGCAGCAGCTAAGGGCTATGCTGGTCACGATAAACAAACAGGCGAGGATACAGGTCTTCAACTTCGTCGTGATGAAGAACTTACTATTCACGAGCGTCAACTGCAAGACGCCTTTAAGGTTCGCTTTGCTGCCGACAAGATGATTGTAACATACCAGAGCGAAGTTCACCTCTCTGAAGTTAACCCACGGAACAAGTTTGAAGATGAGATTGAAGCTCGCTTTAACGATATTACCAAGTTCCTGAAAAAGGAATACCGCAAAGCCCGTAAGGAGTCAGTATCCCTTACTCCCGCAGGNGACGCNAACATCATGGTTCAGAACACTTCTCGTTATCGCTCTTGGGTTGAGGCTCAAAAGCAATATAACATCGGTGANATAGGACCTGCTGAAAGCATCAAGCAACCATCAGAAGATAAACTTGATTCAAACATCAAGAAGTTCATGGATTTAGTCGGGAAGAAAAGACCTAGTAACGACAAAGCAAAGAAGCACCCTGACACCCCCGAGGCGTAATGCCCAACCCAAAAACTAAAAAAGAGATTCGTAAAGAGATAATCAGGTGTGGTAAAGACCCCCTGTATTTCATTACGAACTATATTAAAATCGCTCACCCTATTCGGGGAACGATACTCTTTGACATGTATGACTTCCAGCAGGATGCCGTGCGTGATTTCCAAGAGCATCGCTACAATATCATTCTTAAAGCACGCCAGTTAGGTATATCTACTACTGTTGCTGCTTACGCTTGTTGGATGGCTTTATTCCACAGAGATAAGAACGTCCTCGTTGTCGCTACAAAGTTAAGCACCGCAGCCAACCTCGTTAAAAAGACAAGGGCTATGTATAAAAACCTACCCCCTTGGCTTCGGATATCCGATTTAGCGATAGACAACAAAACTTCTATGGAACTTGAAAACGGCTCACAAGTTAAGGCAGTTTCTACTTCTGGTGATGCTGGTCGTTCAGAAGCGTGTTCTTGTCTTATTATAGACGAAGCCGCATTCGTGGAAGGTCTAGACGAACTATGGGCAGGTCTTCAACCTACTCTCTCAACAGGTGGTTCTTGCATCGCCTTGTCCTCCCCAAATGGTGTCGGCGGATGGTTTCACAAACAATATAGTGAGGCAGAAGAGCAGAAGAACAACTTTAACGACATTAAACTTCCGTGGGATGTCCATCCAGACCATGATCAAGAATGGTTTGATAACGAATCTAAAAATATGTCCCAGCGCGATGTTGCACAGGAACTTTTATGTTCATTCAACGCATCAGGCGAGACCGTCATCCACGCTGACGACATAGATTGGCTTGACGAACAAGTTCGGGAACCAAAAATAAAGACAGGAATGGACCGAAACTATTGGATTTGGGAGAAACCTGATGACGAAAAGGAATATTTGATTGTTGCTGATGTCGCAAGAGGCGATGGGGCTGACCACAGCACGATTGTTGTCTTTGATCAGGAGGAAATGCAGGTCGTAGCCGAATATAAAGGCAAAGTAGTGGCTGATATCTTCGCCCCTTTGCTTTTTGAGGTCGGAAAAGAGTATAACTGGGGCACAGTCGTNGTAGANACCAACGCTGGCGGCGTAGTCATCGGAAAACTCAAGGATTTAGGCTACCCAAACATTTATCACGCCCTAAAAGGCACCCACGAACAGGTTGATGAGGCTCAAGCCATGGCAATGGGTGGTGTAGCGGGTTTTACGATGTCCAAGAACACCAGACCGCTCGCAATAGCCAAGTTTGAAGAATATATTCGCAATAAACGCTTAAAATCTTCTTCATTACGGTTTATAAATGAAGTAAGGACTTTTGTTTGGCAATACGGTCGTCCTCAAGCGATGCGAGGATATAACGATGACTTGGTTATCCCTTACGCCATCGCTTGTCACATTAGAGACAACAGCGTATCAGTAAATCGNCGGGAAATGGAATATAAAAAAGTAATGATAGGAGCNTTCTCTACCAATAGAGGCACTATTGATACAAAGATACAAGGAATGACAGGGTATAAGCACAATAAAGGTGCGAATACTACTTACATAGGAACAGACGGCAGAGAACACGATTTGTCGTGGATAATCAAAGGATAAGAAGTTATGGCAGGCAAGAACGATAGTGGCTCAAACCCACGCAACGCAGAATCTAAACTATTTAAGAGACTAACCCGCTTGTTTAGCGGTCCAATCGTAAATCGTAGGCAACAGGCAGTAAGGCGCTCAAGGGGCAGCGACGCCTCAAAATACATCTTCCGTAGNAANACGGGNAAAGAGTTTAAGAAGCAACAACACTACAATCCTTTTGAGTCAGTTCAAGCACATGTGTTGGCGCAGGCTCAAAAGGAGCAACGCTATCTAGATTATGAACAGATGGAATACGTTGTAGAAATTGCATCTTCTCTAGACATCTATGCTGACGAGATTACAACCTCTACTGAAATGAGCCCTCTGGTCAACATTGATTGTCAGAATCAGGAAATCAAAGAGATTATTCAAACCCTGCTTTATAATGTGATCAATGTTGAGTTTAATATGTTCGGCTGGGCTCGTAGCCTCTGTAAGTATGGAGACTACTACCTCTATCTAGACATTGACGAAGAGATGGGCATCACTAATGTAATACCTCTGCCGGTTCGCGAACTTGAACGTATTGAAGGTAAAGACCCAAGCAACCCAAATTATGTTCAATATTTCTGGCAAAGTGGAACAGGTGAAGGAGTTACCTTTGAAAACTGGCAACTCGCCCACTTCCGCATCCTCGGCAACGACAAATACGCTCCATACGGAGTTAGCGTCTTGGAACCAGTAAGACGAGTGTTCCGTCAGTTNACTTTGCTAGAAGATGCCATGATGGCTTACCGAGTTGTTCGCTCTGCCGAACGCCGTGTATTCTATATTGATATCGGCAATATTCCATCTGACCAAGTAGAACAATACATGGAACAGATTAAAACACAGATGAAGCGCAATATGATTGTAGACCCAGATACGGGTCGCGTTGATCTACGCTACAACCCTATGAACCTAGAAGAGGATTTCTTCATCCCTACTCGTGGCGGAGAGTCATCTCGTATTGAAACGCTTGCCGGCGGTCAGATTACTGGCGACATTGAAGATGTTGAATACCTCCGAGATAAGTTATTCTCGGGGCTTAAGATTCCAAAATCTTATCTAGCACAGGCAGAGGCGTCCGAGGACAAGGCTACGCTAGCGCAAAAGGATATTCGCTTTGCAAGAACAGTCCAGCGCCTCCAGAGAGCAATGTTGTCCGAGCTTGAGAAAATCTGTGTTGTTCATCTTTACACGCTAGGTTTTAGAAATAAAGACCTTACTTGCTTTAAACTTGCACTCAACAACCCATCAAAGATTGCTGAACTTCAAGAGTTAGAGCATGTCCGCACGAAGTTTGAAATCGCTTCTGCTGCAACAGACGGCTTCTTCTCACGCCCTTGGGTGTATAAGAACATCTTCAAGATGGATGANCAAGAAGTGGAACGAGTCCTTCAGGAACAATACTTTGACAAGCGCCACGATGCNATGCTGGAGCAAGCCGCAGGCGAACTTGAAGCAGCGGCAGAAGAAGGCGGCGACATGGGCGGCGGCTTTGGTGGAGAATTTGACGAAGGCGGTGGTGAAGACTTTGGCGGAGAAGATGATGCCGCCGCAGAAGATGAAGGTGACGAGACTTTACTCGCAGCCCCAGGCAAGCGAGATGACGAAGGATATTACACACCAGGCTCTAAGGGTAAAAAGTATTATCCAGAAGATTATGACAAGCGTCAGCGCGGCGCTAACAAGCGTCACATCGCCGCCGCAGGCGGTCAGCAAACCGCCTCAACTTCAACAAGAAATCTGTTTAAAGGTTTCGCGGACGGCATAGGTTCTATCAGCGCTTTTGGAGAATCAAAAAACTCATCAGACAAAACCGATGAAAAACTACTATTTAGAACTAGTAATGACATCGCCACCCTAATATCGGAACTGAAGAAAAAAGATGAAAACCAAAGCACGACATAATAAAAAGCGCAACACGGCATTTCTTTATGAGGTTCTTGTCCGTGAACTAACCGCTGCTGTGATTGCAAAAGACGAAGGTCGCAAGGCAACTATTGCCTCTGTAATCAAAGAAGGGTTTAAGAAGAACACGGCTTTATGGGCTGACTTAAAATGCTACAAGGCATTAGAGCACACCACCATTGCCGGTCTAGATAAGGAGGAAGCGCACCGCTACCTTCAATCCGTAAAATCTCGGCGACAAGAAATAGACACGAAAGAATTATTTAAAGAACAATCATCCTTAATAAAGAAAGTTAATCACAAACTAACAACAGGCTTGTTCTCCTCATATGTTCCAAACTATAAGAACCTAGCTACCATCTATCAAATCTTCAGCGACAAGACACCTTTAAAAAGCAAGGTGATGATGGAGAGTCAGTTGATTGGCGAGGCTACGCAACTAAACGAGAATAAGGAAGAGAAGCCAGTTGTAGACAAACTCGTTGTAAAATCATTCGTAGAAAAGTATAATAAAAGATATAAGGGNTTACTACCCGAACAAAAAGATCTATTGTCAAAATACATTGCTTCTTTTTCTGACAACGGAGTGGAGCTTAAGGTTGCTCTCAACACCGAGGTCCAGCGTTTACGGGAAGCAGTAACTGCATCTCTCAAGTTAGAGGAAGTATCATCTGATGAAGACATGGTGGAGAACACAAAGAAAGTATTATCTGTCATTGATTCATTTAGAGGGAGCGACTTAAACGAGTCACTTTTCACTAAAGTTTTAAAACTACAAGAACTAGTAAAAGAGTATACAGCCGATGCCGATAACGATTAAGGTCGGCGACGCAGCCGAGCCTGCCTCAACAGAACTGCCCGTTCAGGCAACCGTAAAGCTAAAAGCACGCCGTTCTTTGGACGGTAACATTACTATATTTGACCACCCCATGATTGATATTTTAATCAGCCCGTCAAAAAATAAGATAATCACCGTGCCTAAAGAAGAGTTCGGGGAAGACGCATATCAAATACAAAACCAGTTCCTACACGAACTGGTCAAGCGAGGCGTCGTAGAACTTGGTTCAATCCAGGGAACTTTCCTTTTCAACGCTTACGAGGCAACCATCGCCGCCTCATCCGACGAGGGCATCAGCCCAATTCAAGTTCTTCTCTTGCAAGTAGAAGACATCTTGAAACGAGAGGTGGCTGAGCTTGGGCAAGCAATGGATTATGAAGAAGATGTNATAGACAACTTCACCGACCCTTCTGACGAAGACTCAACAGAACTCGGCGAATATCCAAACGAAGAAGATGTAAGAAGCCCAGACCGCAGCAATACTTCCGCTCGTGGCTATTATTATTACACCAGCCGCGGGTTCATGTATTAAAAATGGACCTCATCTATTTTATTCTAGCGTCATACGGTTTGACGCAAATGTTAGTCTACGGCACAATCTTTGATAAAATAAGACCAACCCAGGGCAAACTTGGAGAACTCTTCAAGTGTCCCATGTGTTTAGGATTCTATGTTGGTGTTATAATACTTTTCCTAAACCATCCTACAGAACTATTTACCTTTGAAGTTTCAGCGACTAACGCCTTCATACTCGGATGCGTCAGTTCAGGGACTTCATATGTTCTGTGCAGTATTTTCGGAGACGAAGGGGTAAAACTTGAACACACGAGAGAAACAAACAACAATTAAATGGATGCTCCCGGTATGCCGAAGGTGTTGCAAGGGAAGCTGTATACGCCCCGCTTAAAAAACGGGGACAGAGAATAAAAAAAATGGCAAATCAAAAACTACTAAGAGAATTTTTTACATTATGTGATGGTGGAGTCTGTCAAGACTTCTTAACCGAGCATGAGAAAGCGCAAGTTGCTTCTGGACAGAAGGTATTCCTTACTGGGGTAATGCAACGTTGCGACGAACCTAACGGCAACGGCAGGATATATCCTCGTTCTGTTCTGGAACGGGAGATGCAAAACTATTCAAAACTTATTAAAGAGCGACGAGCTACTGGTGAGNTAGACCACCCCGAGAACACTGAAGTGCGACTTCAAAACGTATCTCACTTAGTTGTTGAGTCTTGGTGGGACGGCGATGCCGTGATGGGCAAGATTGAGATTCTCAACACTCCAGCAGGTAAAATCCTCCAAGA